CCACCGGGTAGTCAATGCTTTTTAGCATTTGAGTAAGTAGGTCATGCCTGGTCAACGTCGGCACAATCATGCTAGGAATCATCGCGACCCCGAAACCAAAACGCCGGGCCATCCAACACCGCAGCCGGCAGGTCAGGCAGGTCAGCCAACTGAGTCATCGGGTTACCGTTCTCCACAGCCAAACCCTCCACCCAACACTTCTCAACCCACTGATCCATGTTCTCGCGCACCAATTCCTGATGAGAGAAGTTGCGCCACTTCGTTTGCAAATCCTCAAGACTAAAGAACGATGAGAAATGCCAACCCGCGCGAATCTCCGGCAGACCTTGCCGTGACCGAATCAGGTCAACAATGTCTTTGTCTTTGAACGCCCCGAGCGCGCCCGAAAGCGAAGCCCACTCCACTTGCTGAAACCACCGCGCCGACATCTGATATTTCGTTAGATTCCAAACCGACAACTCAGGCCGTATCAGCTCAGTGAGCAGAAACTCGTCAACATCACACACAGCCACAAGAGCATCATCAGGCAACCCGAGACTCAACAGATACGCGAACGCCTCACGCCGAAACGCATACTCGTTAGCCCACGGGTTCGAATCAGTGCCACCCTCCACCACATAATGCAACACGTCCTCAAGGCCACTCAAATCAGAAACCGTTTTATCCAACCCAGTAAACGAACGTGTGGACTCATACACAATCGTCAAATCGGCGTCCATATGTTGCAGACGCGTCTGCAACATTTCAGCCTCACCCGAATACGAAACAAAATCAACTAGCAAAATACTCCCTCAAAAACGGCAACCAACCCCACTTCCAAACCCGTTCAGCATCGAACTGGGAGGCGAACTCACGGGCAACCTTAGACGTACCCCTAGGAGCCTTGTAAGCCTCCACAAGGGCGTTTTCAATGGATCCGCACAACGGCACTTGCCACCAGGCGCGTTGCTGTTCATCCCAAAACGGTGTGCCCTGAACAAGCCAACTATCTTCGGCTACCAAATCAGGCGAAGCCGCCCACCCTGAAGCAATAACACGAGTCCCGCAACTTTGCGCCTCAACGGCAGGAACACCGAAACCTTCCCCCATAGAAACATGAGACAACACATCAAACGCCGAATACAACGCGGCCATATCCTCCTGAGAATACCCGCGCCGGAAACGCTCACGATCCGGAAAAATCACCGACTCAGGTGGCACACCACACGCTTGCATCAAAGTGGGAATATCGAAACCACCCATCACGCCGCTCGGTTCCGAGTGAATGTAAAGTTTGCTATCCGGGTGACTCTTCAAAAAAACCGACCAAGCCAAAATCAGTTCGGCAAAACATTTTCTGTGCACAATCCCGTTGGCCTTATTGGCTGACACGCAACCGACTAGGAAGGTTTCAGGCTTTACGCCCAAATGGTCACGCGCCTTCATCCCATCGCTCATCGTCTCCCGAGGCTTGTACACCTTCGTGTCAATCGCGTGAGGAATATACGTTGACGCGATACCTGCCGCCTCAAGTTGGCGTTGCCCATGCGGAGACATCGTCACCGGTGTCACGTTAGGGCGCAAAAGAAATCTTCCCACCCCCGGCGGTAAACTCATGTGGTCAAGGGGAACCCACGAAATTATGCGGCTATTCCACTCCGACCTACTCGGCAGGTCGTTGTAAACCCATACGTCGTATAACGTCAAAACGGCAGCAGAAACACCCGGATTCTGTGACCGCCAATCATCGTGGTAAGCCGGGATCACATCATCGCTGTACTGCTTGAACCCTCGAGGATAATGAGGAATCTTCTTACCAGCAAACTCAAGCTCACCAGGCGAACCCTCCAACCCGTAATTACTCAACGCCGCCACCTTGATACCGTGGCGCACCATCTTCTCCACCAACATCGCACCCTGTTGCCCATAGCCCGTCGGTTGCCCAGGCGAATTAGACACAAGCGAAATGAGGCCGTCTATTTGTTCGTAGGTCATGCCAAAAGTTTAGTCACAAAAATGTTGCATATTGGGCAGGCCTGTGATTACCATTACACATATAGGGCAAGGCAGCCCCTCAAAGAAAAGGAAACAAAAATGCTAAACATCGTAGACACTACACACGTCAACACACTCAGCCCCGAACACATCCTCAACCTTTGCGTTCTCGCAACCGAGGCCGGCGTTGCACTTCCAACCAGTTTTACCGATGCCGTCTACACGCGCATCTTCGAAGACCCCCGATCATGGGAAGCCGTAGACGCAGAATTTGACCTCTCGGTTCTCTTTCAGGTTCTTGAATGGCAAGACCGTCTCAGTTGCGACTGCCAGAATCAGTAACGACAGACAAAAGAAATCCCCCGGCGAACCTACAACGCCGGGGGATTTCCGTTTGACTCAGCGTTACGGCTGAAGCAGGAAGCGAACCTTCGCGGCGTGCGTCAAACCACCGGCAACCCGGTAGGTGAAACGGTAACCCGTAACATCGTTAGCAAAGTACGCGTCAGCAGACACGGCCACGTCAAGCCCGGTCTGGGCAATCTTGAACGCCTTAAAGTCACCGAACAGAACCGACTTCGTTCCGGTAGCAACATCAGCAAGAGCAGGGTTCTCGTACACAGGGAAACCGAGGAACGTGTCAGGTGCGCCCTGGTTCACTGCGTACAGGTACTGACCAGCGGTGTCCTTGAGCTTACGCATCGCACCGAGGCTCTTCGTGTTAGCCATGTAACCAGCACCAGGCATTGCACGAGCCGCACCGTCCACGCTGAACGCGAGATCAATGAGGTTGTCAGCGGTGAACGCGGTTGCCGTCGAAGCCGTGACACCCGAACCAGCCGCGCTAACCAGCGTGGTGGTCGTGGATCCGTTGACTGCGAAGCCGATAGCGTTACCAGCCTGTTCGGCAACTACGCCCTCGAGGTCGAAGCCAGCGTCCGAGAGCAGTTCGTTCGCCACGGGGACGATGAAACCGGTCTTGGAAGGCTGAAGCAGGAGGCTGTCAAACGTGGGGTTTGAAATGCCAAGTGCCGAACCGGCCGAGGTGGTCGTTGCGGTTGAGAACGCCGTGTAGATCGGGATACGCAGGTCGTTGCCCGAGGTGCGGTTAATAACCTCAGAAACGGCAAGCATGGGGCCGACCAGACGAGCAACACCATACACGCGGTCAAGGAACGACACGGGAACAGTGTTAGCCGTAGGCAGAAGGGTACGCGACTCAAACGTGTGAGAGCGGATTTCACCGCGACCCATGGAACGGAAAATCTCCGCAACATCCTGAGTCTCGGCAACGGGAAGGAACGAACCGGCGGCAGCCTGAGCTTCGGCCTGACGCTCTTCCTGACGACGGGCTACGCCAAGCGTGGTGTCGATTTCGGCAATACGCTCTTCGAGCTTGTCAACGGCGGCAAGGTCGTCAACGGTGAGGCCACGAGCCTCGGTTTCGGCGCGGTCAAGAATCTCGCGTACCTGGTGAATCAGGTTGTTGCGCGTTTCCGACTGTCCGGCGATAAAACTAGACATCAGTTATCTCCAAAAAGGTAGAACGAATAAGGTGGCGAACCGAGCTGACTCAGGCCCTCACGTTGTCGCTGACGAGCAAACGCTTATTACAAGAATAGCAAAGACTCTACTCAGTAGAGAGAGGTTTACAGGGTTTCGAGAAGCATCAGCGCAAGCCGCTTACGCTTCAACGCCAACATATCCAAACCGTTCTCTTCAGTCACCGGTTCATCCTCCGGCATCATTTCGGGATCCGCTTGCACATCTTTTTCAGGAACCAAAGCGTCCAAAACCAACTCCATAACTTCCTTCTCGGCGTAAGTGATCGGCTCACCAGCGGCAACCTTGTTTAGCACCATGGTAAGCGCGTCATAGTCAACGCCGACAGCCGAAACAACATCTTCCAGTGAACGCACCTGCGCACTTCCCACCGTACTGGGGTAAGCGGGGAACGCCACCCCCGTGGACACCTCGAGCAAGCGCACAGACTTTAGGGTGCGTTCTGTGCCCGAGTCATTCCACGAGTCGCCGTTAGCAGGAACAGTGAAACCGAACGAGAAGCCGGTTACGTCCCCGCGCTGAATCAAAACCTTCGCGTCACGTCCCGCCTGAGTGTCGGGCAGGTCGGCCTCAACACGCAAACCCTTGTCATCTTCATACAGGCGCAACGTGCCCGAACGTGTAGATCCGAGCACCGAACTAGAATCGTGATTCCACAACAGCTTAATGTCGTTTCTGCTGGACAGTGAACGCTTGAACGCACCAGGCGCAATACGCTCGATGAACGGCAACGGTTCGCTATTGGAATTGAAAACGGCGGCATAGCCCGAGAGCGTCATACCGTCCGAGGTTTCGCGCACCTCAAAGTCGTTTGTAAATATGCGGGTTTCAATTTTTGACACGGTACGTCCCTTAGATCGGTTTGTGTTCTCCGCCTCAATTCTACCAATTATATCCTCAGCATAAGAAAGCACTCGACGCGCGCCAGCCTTACCCCCAGCACTACCCCACAACGCATGAGCAACAACACCCGCACTCGGGTAATTGTCAGAATCCGGGTTAGCGTCCGGCGAATCCAAATCAACCAGGTGGCGTGAAATCCACGCGGCAATCCGCACCCATTTATCTTCACTCACCTGACCGGCAACCATATCGCGCGCTTCGCGCACCGTTCGGCCCGTCAAACCATCCCCAGCAAGGCCCTCAGCGAACCACTCAAGCCCCTTGCGTGCCGCGTCAACCATGTAAGCCGGCGGGGTCAAATCAACCGCCCTAGCCTCAGCACGAGAAGCCGGAACCTCATTCGGGTGCAAAGCCGTAATACCCGCAGCACGATAGGCCGCACGCGCGCCCTCATCGTTATCCACCGCGATCATCACGTTATACGTTTCCATCAATCGCACCGCAGTCTCAGCCTTGAACTCATTACTCGTCAAAGACTCATCCGGGCGCATAATCAAATCATCAAACCGCACCCCGGCATCAGTCAGCTCGTTGCTCGTGCGCTCACGATCCTCCTCAAGCCGACCCGTCACCACAAAAATAGACGTGTCCGGGAACGAATCAAGATACGCCAACAAGTTCTCGTTCGTCTTATTACCGTCAACGAAAATCGTGCCGTCAATATCAGTTACCACAACCTGCGGCCCCGACTCATTACGCTCACCCAAAAACTCAACCTCCTCAGCCAACGAAATCGCAACCGCCTGGTCAATCGCAGACTGCTTAGTGGTGTGGCAACCAAACACCTCATCGGAGTCAACAGCCATGACAGCCCAACCCGAACAGTCAGCGTTCTCCTGCGTAATGAAATAAGGCATAAACTTCTCCGCTAACCTGCCACGTTAAAGACGTTGATATTGACAGAAGGGGAAGCCGGACGGGTTGGGTTAGATCCCGTAGCCGTTGGAGTCAACGCCATACCCGCAGCAGGTGACCACCAATAAAATTGCAGAAAATCACCTGCGTTTAACGTAATGATGTCTTTGACGTTTCCAAGAATTTGGGAACCCTGTGCGCTCGTAGTCGTAAAGGTAAACGCAGAGTTCGCTTCAATCGTCCCATTCTTAGCAATCCACACCGTGATGTTGTAGT